GCATCTGCGTTCATGCCCATTGCTTGGGCCATTGCTGAGAAATTGTTTGTGTCGATTGTTGATACTTGATTCATATTAAGTCTCCTTTTCTTTTAGACGAATGGTGGTTATATCATATTACATCTTTTACGTCAAGCCAATTCGGACCAATCTTTGCCTCTAATAATAGAGGTACATTGAAATCTATGTTCCACTTGCGGTTGACGATTGCGATTAGTTTATCATTAGCTGTGCTAATAACCTTTAGTACTTTGTCCTTCTCATCTGGGTGCACATCAATCACAACTGAGTCATGTACACTGTTTACTACACAACTGTGTAGCCTGTTTGCTGTTAGTAACCTATCTATGTATATCAAAGATATGGGTACAATGTCAGCGGTTGCAAACGATTGTACTGGATAATTTTTTATCTGTGTGAAAAATGTCACACCCCCAAAGCGTCTACGTACAACGTCAGGGAAAGCGAACTCACGTCCAGATGGCGTAGTGATCTTGCCTGTGTTTAGTGCTTCTTTGGCTAGTGCCTCATGCCACTTGGCAATACCAGAATACTTTGTCGTAAACTGTTGATAGTATGTCGCTTCTGCTTGTGACCTGCCGAAACCACTGGCACCATACAAGGGAGCAAACGTATGTGCCTTAGCTTCTTGCCGTGACATAGGCTGACCTGCATCACTGATGACCTGTGCAGTGTAAGCATGTACATCAAAGCCTGTAGACACTTCCTCAATGGCAGTAGTATCTTGTGCAAGGAACGCAGCAACTCTGAACTCTAACTGGGCCATGTCAGCTTCCATAATCTGACCACCTTCCCAACGTGATGTGAACACACGCTTGACAGGGAACGTACCACCACGTGGCATGTTCTGCATGTTAGGGTCTGCACCTGACAAGCGACCTGTGCCAGTGCGGTGTTGCAGTAAGCGTACATGCAGCCTACCATCATTCTTTACATGCGTTGCTATGCCCTCTACAAAGCTGCTGAGATATGTTTCTACTGCAGACAATCTACGTAGGTTCTGTAAGAATAGCTCTGCCTCTTTCATACCCTTGGAACGTGCAATGCCCTCAAGGTATAGCAAGTTACCTTTGTCTGTACCAAAGCCATTGGAGCTTACCCATTTGGCTGTAGGTGGTGAGAACTTTAGTCCTGCCAGAGTAGTGGTATCAGTGTATACAAAGCCAGCAGCATTACAAGCAGTGCATCTATTTGTCCTAGCGAATGGAGTGCCATCTTTCTTTACCTTCCTTACCTGTCCTGTGCCGTAACACTCTTTGCATTGATGTGCCTTCTGCTTGTACAATCTGTCACTGTGTAGTCGTACTGTACTGCGGTACTCTGTGTCAGACATACGTTCATCAAACAAGTCTGCCCACACCTTCTTGTCATGTGGCCTACGGCTGTAGATTACCCATGACTTTTGCTCTGGGCTGTTGAGATTGATGGGTCTGTCACCCATAAGATCTGCAACCTGTTCTTCTAGTGCAATTGAAAGGACATTACGTTCTTGCTCAAACTCATCACGCACCTTCATCAATGCATCCATATCTACCTGAAAGCCACGCTGATAAATACGAGCAAGGTGTATTGCAAGCTGGTTGGTCAGAGTGATCGTTGGTTCCAGTGAAGTGCACTCCTCGTACTTCGTCTGCAAACGGTTGAACAATTGCTGCGTAGCATGTAAGTCATGTGACAGATACTCAGACAACTCGTCATGCGGTATGTCACGAGTAGACAACCCTTGCTTGAAGTATTCTTTGAGTGTGTCTTGCTTCTTAGTGTCAAGCTCATAGCGTTCTGCACATGCCTCAAGTGATAGTGCCTCTTTCTGTCCACGCTGCAGTACATACTCGCCTAGCATGGTATCAAAGATGTCACCGTCATAAGTAAAGCCTGACTCCCACAACCATACAAGATCGTGAGGGGCATTGTGTGCAACCAACAGGCGGGTAGAGTCCAGTGCATCCTGAACAATACGCCGCCCATCTGTGGTGGGTTGATGCTCTGCGTGATCAAATGTTACAATAGTTTCGTTATCGTTGTCATCTAACATGCCCACCATTACAAGTGTGTTGTCTGGTTCAAACGGATCAAGGTGCATCTTGCCGTTGCGTTTAGTTACTGTGTTTTCTACGTCAAGGGTCAGTATCATATTGTCTCCTACTTTATATCTCCATCGTGCCAATCATCCCATGTATCTTGTTCCACATTGTATAGACTGTCAAGATCATCGTGAAACTTTTTATCCATAGCATACGTATCTATGGCATTTATGCACTCCTCTAGTGTCAGGTTGTTGCGTATCATTGCATTATGTAAACGTATCTCACATATTGATTTTGATGTAGTCATATTACTAAGTCTCCTCTCAGTTGAACGTTCTCTTTCTTCTTGTGTCATTGATCTAATCATTTACCTGCTTCCTTTAAACAAAAGCCACATGTATCATTCTTTGATGGACCGCCACAAGTTAAACACGTCTGCCACTTTTCATCTTCCAGACCTCTCTTTACTAATGCTACAAACCCTGCGTTAAAGATAGCTGCAAATGTTTCAGGGTCACACTCTACTTGTAGTGTAGCACTTCCATCTTCATGTTCTTCTACCTCTGTTACTTTTATCTCACTCATTGGTTACTCCTATACACGGTAATAAAATAGACAGCTTGCAGTACTTTGGATAGTCATCATACGTCATAGCTATCAGTACGGGTGGTGCAGCAATCAGTAAAGCTACAATAGCTGACGCCTTGATTGCACCGTCAATGTTACCTCTCATCATTCATTCTCCCTTAATGCTTCCCATGATACAGGGAACAGTTTAGCCATCTCTGTGTCAATGTGACCAGCCACAACCTGTGTCTCGTATTGTGTGTCAGGCTTACAACGCAGGTTACACATGTCAGCAAATGCATCTAAGCTACCTGACCAGTACCACTCAGTGACCATGCTTTGGGGTAGTACCATACGTGCTTGCTCTGGGCACACACCATCATCCAGTAATCTATTGTATACATCTACACTCAAATCAAAGTCATTTTTAATGCTGAGTTCGTCTATTGATACCGTACCTGCACTCCCTTGTTTTTTATCAAGGCTACGTCCACGCCATTCTGTAGGCCAATAAAACTCAGGCTCATGGTCTACATACCTACGGCTGATCTCATTCCACCGTAGGAACTTGTGCTTGACTAACTGCCTAGCTACAAACACAGGTGCTTTAACGTGGAAGCTGGCAAAGCAATGCCCAAAGGGGCTGATGTGCTTGTGTTTGGCTAAGTAACGTATGAGCTTGGAATCCTTGTCTTTCAACTTAGGTGGACCCCATACGTCACTTGTATCCATTTCACTACGCTTACCAAAGCTCACTCGTGCTGCATTAGCTACAGATAAGTCTGTACCCATGTGATCCACGTAAAATGTTTGTATCATTTATTTACCTCGCTCATTATGATGTATATGATACCACATATTAGAAACAGTAGTATCATAAGTGCTGTTAATGCTTCACTCATATTATATCCCTTTATGTTTTTTCAAGTATACTACTGCCGCTTCAACCCTGTCTAGCTTGTCATTGAAAGCTCCCAAGCCAACGTTGCAATGATGACACACCCAACCACGAAACGTTTCTGTGTCGTGGCAATGATCAATCACCCAAGTCTGCAATCTTTTCTGACCTTTTCTGCCTATCTCTTGTATGTCACGGTTACATATAGGACATATGTAATCTTCTTCAGGGTATGGATGCAGAGAACGTAAATGTTTAATCAAGTTAGATTGATTACGTGCACAAGACCTACACTTTCTTTTTATTTCTCCCGATTGCATATGCTGGAAGTTGTTTATAGGTTGAACTATCCCACAGTTGTTGCACTCTAAACCATCATTAATTTTTTGTACCTCAAGATTAAATAGTTCTAACTGATTCACGATACATACCTCTCATATAAGTAAATGTCTTGTTTTTCTCCCCACTCTTCCCACGTTTCATACCTTAAAGGATATTCATTATACGAATCATATATGTAATCGTGCAAATACTTCATAGCCTTTTCGGGTGTTTCAAAAAATTCAGTAGTCACTCTTTCTACGGGGTTGTCGTATTCTGGCTCCCACACATCGTAAGGTATAACTAATGCGTATTTCATTATCCAATCCCTCATGATACATACCTCGCTATCTTGTATTCAAGATCTGTGTGGACAATGCCGTGCCACCCAGACAATTTGTTTTTTACCACGTTGATGTGGCGTTGGTTGTCTTCTTCCTCTTGACCCTCAACTGTAGGGTTCTTGGAGATCATAATCATAAGGTCAGCTTCTGCTGCCTTACCTGTACGTGAGCCTTCCATCATGGCTTGGTTGAGTACAACCTTACCTTCTGCCTCTGCAGATAGCTGAGACATATAGAACATGGCACACTCTTGCTGCTTAGCAATCTGTCGAGCTTGTATGGCGTTAGCCTTGAGTGCCTCATCAGGACGTGAGAAGCCAGCAGTACGTGCAAACTTGTCGCCCATGTCTAGTATAACTACGTCAGGTTTGTATGACTTACATACTGACTCAACCCAGTTCATGTCACGCCCTGTTGCATCCTTGAACATGATCTTGTCACGTATCTGACCAAAGACACGCATGGCTTCCTGTTTGTTCTTGACAATCTCAAACTTGTCCATGCCTGTAGCTGCCGTGATGTAACGGTGAGCCACACGGTGGTAGCCTTCTTCGTTACACAGCACGACAACACGTGCACCCTGCCATGCAAAGCCATTTGGCCCAGCCACAAGTGAGGCATGAAAGGATGTCTTGCCTGTGTTAGGACGTGCACCTACCTCAATCAAGTGACCAGCATTGATGCCCTCAACCTTACGTGTCAACGTGGGGATGTTGAATGTCCACTGTGACTCAAGATCAGTCATGGCAAGGATAGTATCAAGGTCAATGTCTTCCCACTCAATACGTAGATTAGGTGTGAAGTCATCGCCATACTGCTCAAGCATCATACGTAATGGCTCAAGGCTAGTCTTGTCACCATTTACGTAGTCAAAGCCAAGGTTGGCAATGTCTTCACCTACTACCTGTTGGAACAGCTTAGACAACACCTCTTGTGCTACGTCACTGCCCATTGGCTGCTCCTTGTTTACCTGCCCAAACAAGTGGCTGTAGGCAGTCTTCTGTGCAGTTGTGAGGGTAGGGTTGTTTGCCATGAACAATGCCTCAATCTCTGCTGGTGTAACTGTACGCTCATAGCGATCCATAGCAGTGTCAATAGACTGCTTGATCTTGCGTACATCTTTACTGAATAGTCTGTCTGGACAACGTGCACCACGATGCTCGTCATAGAAGTCTTTGTCCATCAGACTACGTATCAATGATAATTCCATGTGTTAGTCTCCTAGTGTTGTAAGGTTTTCAAAGTCGGTAGGGTTACGGTATTTTAAATCGTCACGCAAGTACAGGATCTTGATAGTGTCCACATACTGACGTAGCTCTCGTGCAAACTGCAGTGTCTTGGGTAACGCATCGGGGTCTAATGCAATTATTGCTGTTGAGAACTGCGACAAGTACCTCTTGTGTCCATTGGACAATGATGTACCCAACACTGCGACCCCGACATATACACCACCATCACCTACAATAGCAGCACTTACGCAGTCCTCAACAACTACAGCCGTTTTACCACGTCCAGAAGCGTATGGCAAGTCACTTTTACCATATCTTTTCCACTTAGGTATACGTTTACCAAGTGATCTGCCTGTGGCATCGACTGTAACTCCATTGTGTACAACAGGGAACACCACACGATGTTCCTTAACGTCATACAACAAGCCTAAATCTTGTGGGTCTAGCTCCCACTGGTCACAGAAGTCTCTGATCTTTGCATCATCACGTACAAACCAATCTGGTTTTGAGAATGTTGATACGTGTGTCTCTTCTGCAACACTACCCAATGACTTACGTATGTCATCAGCAGTAAGTTGAGTACGTGTGCCACCTGACGCACTGCACCCAGCTTTGTAACAGTTCCATATGATCTTACCCATATTATTAGTAATAGTAAATGTATTCTTAGTATTACATGACGGGCATGTCATACGTTTAGTTTCACCATTAGCAAGTTCTAAATCATGTATAAGATCATTCATATTCATACTGTATCACTTTCTATGTTGTTCGCTCCACTCAAGGATACACTTACGTTTCTCTGTGTCAAGGCACTATTTGCACTTGTGTAAGTATGTTTCATATATGGTTTCACAGAAGACACATGATTGTGTCCTGTCACCGCCATAACTTGGGGCAATGGTACACCTGCATCTACCATCTGTGTCACACCAGTCCTACGTAAGTCCATAAGACGTAACTCTTCGGGTAGTTTAGCTAGACGCATTACCCTTCTACCCACTTTGGATAGTCTCTCCATAGCATAAGGGTTATACGAACCATCCGTAGGTCTAGGATGTGGGGCAACATAGTCTTGAAAACCAAAGTCATTACGCTGTTCGTTCAACATGTGTAATAGATCCTCTGATATTGGTAGCTCTACGTCAGCCCTACGTTTACTCTGCTCAAGTGTGAGCTTCTGAGTACGAAAGTCAATGTTATCCCATGTCAACATACGCATATCACCTAGTCGCTGACACCACTCGTATGCCATCTGTACAATCAGGCCAATGTTACGATACTCAAAGTCGCTGTATGCTACGTCAAGAAACTTGACAACATCATCATGTGTCCACACTACCTTACGCTGTGCAGCAGACTTACGTTTGATGTTTGCCCAAGGATTATACGTAGTATGCTCCATCTGTATCGCATAGTTGTACACCCTACTGGCACATGTTGCTGCATGATTAGCAAAACTAATGCCACGTTTGACCCACTCTTCATATGCTTGCTTTGCAACCTTAGAGGTAACGTGTTCATACTTACGCCACCCCATAGTCTGGTGCAGCACAGTTAGAAAGTACCTGTAGTCAACCTTAGTTGTATGACGTAACGCATTGAAATCATTAGACATATAGTAATAGTTAATGAGATCAGTCACCTTGCTGCTAGACTTTATTCGTACAACCTGTGCTTGTTCTTCACGCCATATGTCAATCGCCTTGTTGTGATCACGAACAATCTGACGCACTTGTTTTAGGTCTGTA